GCCTCATTATGCCCCCCCCCGCCCGGTGCCGGTTGCGTTGGGGCAGGAGTGGGCGTTGCCGCCGCATTGTTACCCGTGCCAGCCTGATTGCCGCCTTGATTTGCCAAGCCGAGCCGTATCAGTTCGGCAGATACCGTCGCCGCAACGATTTTTTTTACTTCTTCGTCACTAACCCCGACCGACAACATGTCTAAAAACTGCTTGTAGGTCATCCCCTCCGGAAGAGTGCCGTTTTTCAGACCCTCTTCGTAGATGCTTTGGCGACCGTCAATCACGATGGGCAGGTTTTGCACCACCGCGCCTACGACCGTGCCGCCCGTCTGTTTAATCGTCATATCAAACCCCTAAATCAGCCGCCAGTTTCAGACGACCTTCAAAAATCACTTTCACCACGCCGCGAACGCTGACCTTGACCTCATAATCGGCAACAGACCATTGCAGCGGCTTGGTATCGGACGGTTTCAAATTCACAGACAACCCGTCATCCGTGACCGCCAAATCAAACCGCATCGGCAATCCATACAACGGACGGATATTCAAAACCGCCGAATCAATACCGGACAGGCTCAAAAGCTTGCCCGACGCATCCACAGGGCGAAATAAAAGCGGCTCATGAGTGCCGCGTTTCAAATCAAAATCAACCTTAACAATATTCATAAAACACCCAAAAAAAAGCCGTCTGAATTTCAGACGGCCGTGTGTTTACTATGCCAAAATTTCCACTTCCGGCTTCGCCAAGTACGCTGACCGAAATACAAGCAAATTCCGACATCTAATAACTGCTTGCCCATCGTCGGCGACATCCCGACCGAACATGCCTTATAAAACGTCCAAATCGACCCGCCCAAAATAAACAAAAAAGCCCAGCCTTCAAAATCCCAAATGCTGCGCTTTCTTTCGTTTAATCGGCAAATCATCATGTACGCGACCAAAGCCGCAGGGGCAACTGACAAAACCAACATCATTTCTTCTTCCTCCGCGTCAGACGGACGCTTAAAATCCAATCGACAATTTCGTCAGCGTGTTTCTCAAACGACGGCCACAACACCCGCATCACCTTTAAAACCAACTGCCAGCACAAACCGACCACGACCGGAGCGGCGACATGCGCCAATGGCGTTTTTTGTTCCGCCACTGCCGGCATTCCCGCCGCAGCCGTACCAAGCACGATATGCACCAACACAGGCGCGAGCGCACCACCCAACAAGCCGCCGATAACGGTATAAGATACCGCCATCCATCGGCTTTGAGGCGCGCTGACCATCGTTACCGCAGCCGAAGCCATCGCCCCAAGGACAACAGCGTCAATCGGCATACCTAAAAAATGCCCCGCCGCCACCGTACCCCCTAAAGTGTACATAGCGACAGGCGTGACCAATGGTTCGGACATTTCCCCACCCCTATTATTTATCTTTGACCAGTTCTGCGCCCGAAAAAGGGCTTTTCTCGTTTGCCGTATCCGCCACGGATGACAACGCCCAATCAATCAAATCAACATCACGCGGCGGCGGAACATTGAGCATCAACTGAACAGAATTAACCATCTTCTTGCCGCCTTTACAGCAGCCCTCGTCATAATAGCTACCGATAGTAACCCCATAAATACCATAGCTATAATCCAAAGAAATTCCCGCTACAACATGGAACGAAGTCGGCACTCCTGTTGCTTCATCAACAATATTCTTCCGCAAACCGATAATATTTTTACTACTCATACAACCTCCATAAAAAAGCCGTCTAAAAATAATTAGACGGCACAACATTAAAAATTAGGCGATTGGCACATTAACCAGTTTTCCGGCGCAGCTTTTCGGGTTGTTTCACTATTATTTGATCCCGTCGGCACCAAAATCTGCAACGACGTATCAGAATGACGATACCCACAACCACCCCAAAACGGAGCATTTCCGTATCTACTGGTATTAGTATTCAAAAGATTTACCAACTGATTCATCAAGGCAAAAGCGCTATTGAACTCTTTTTCCTGCCGTTGCACCCATTCATTTCCCATTTGCTCATACCATGCGGCGGCGGCATTGCTTCGAGCCAAAGATTCAGTCTGCAACTCTTTCGCCAACGCATCTTCCGCATTCTGAATCTGATCTTGATAATACTGAGTTTCAGAAACAGGGTTCGCTTTGCTGTAAAAAACAATATCCCCGCTACGCACCACCTTTGACACTTCGAGCATCTTATTGTACTGCTTGTAAGATACCGCCAAGTTTTCCGCCATCCGACCATTGAACGCCGACAACAGCCCAACCTTGAACGACTGCCATTTCGATAAACTAAAGCGCGGATCACCATCCCATGCGTCTTTTAAATAATCCGAATATTTATAGTTCAAAATCGGCTGATAACGAGGTATATTGCTCAGATTCCATCGAAAGACATCATCAGGCGTAGGCGACGGCGTCCGAATACCGGAAGCCGACCAAAGACTATGAACACCCGCGCTCATACCTGGATCAATTTTCTGACCGATCAGATATTCGGCTGACTCATAGCCCAAAATACCAACAGGCTGACAAACCCGATTAAACAGATATCCGCCGGTGACAACATATTTATAACCATCACCAGACGGCATCTTTTGCACGCTGCTTGCATCAGGATTGATACTCCCAAGCAATTTCAAAGGCTTCATGCTGCTACTGTATTGCTCGTACTTTAGCTTTAATTTCGGGCTGCCTTCCAAATAGGTTGTAACCCTATCCCTTAAGGCGGTATCTTCACCACTGGATAACGTCGCAACAACGTTCGCCAAGCTTTCACGCGGCTGCCTTTGATCGACGCGCGAAGTAAAGAACCATCGCGCCCGCTCCACCTGACCAGTAATCAGATTCGACGGACGAGCAGGCAAACCAAAAGTCTCCGCAGTTGCCGAGCTATCACCTGTCGCCATTACATAATTCAGTAACGGAGGCGAAGGGTTGTACATATCCAATCCAAACTCTTCGAATACATGCACCGTCGAACATCGACACAAATACTGATACGGCAAACCTGCGGTTTCGTAGAAAAAGATTTCAAGCTCCGTTCCACCCGTCATTTCAACGACCATAAATCCTGCGCCAAGTGACACACTGCTATATCCGCTATGCTCATGCTCAACGGTTGCCGTACTCCGAAAGGACATAGTTACAGGCATTCCCGACACAGGATTACGACCGGACTGCAAACTGCGTAATACAAAATTCCGCTGCTCCTCCTCAGTCAACACACCCTGCATCTTCTTCCTCAACAACGCCGCATTTTGAATATCACCCCCCGATTTGAGCGCATTGCACATTAATTCAGCCATTTCCCATTTTTCACGGTCGTAGCCATTGCCCCAGCCGTGTATTACCGACGGAACAATACCTTTTGCCCCCTCAAAAAACCATTGATCACTGTACAGCGGCAGCAAAAAACGAATGCCCCGATTCAGCGAATTGTAATAGCCTGGATTAGGAATATTACCAACCGGATTATTCAAATTCATAGGAGTAGAACGACCGAGATGATGACTAAACGGCAAATTTTTACTAGCATCATCAATCGTCAACTCCCTCCCATCTTCAGCAACAATCCGCAACAAAGATGGGTTAGTCCCCTGATTGAACGGATATCTCAATTTCAGACGACCTATGTATCTCGGAACGAATACCCCGTAATTACACAAATCAACGCCGTTGTCGTTGTAAATCGACAAACCCCAATCATCAGTTGAAATAGCCATACAAAAAATTCCGACCAGCAAATGCCCCGCCGCCAAAATAAATATCAGGCCAGTTGCGGGAATGATAAAAATTATGCGCCCAACACAGCATCCCATTTTTAATATAAAGCGGAGATAAATGCTCCACTTCCGGCGGAGCATTGAAATGAGACTGCGGCATCAGGAAAATACCCTTAAAAAAATGACGGCGAGGGAACAGCATATCAATCGGAACCATGCCCGTCTCAGAATTGCCAAGATACAAAACACCTTCAACAACCAACGAAGATTCCAGATTCAAATCAATTTGCCGCCCATCGCTGTCAAAACAAAAAAGTCCGTAATCCATTACCACAATCCCGGGCGATAGCCCAACAAAATCCGCAAACCGCCTGACGAATCGCGGGCAACAAAACCATGCTGATTCATTACCACACTACCGCCACCGGCAGCAGCAGACGATTGAAAATCTCCATTCGGATTGACGCTGAACGTCCCCATCCGCAACGTACCCGCAACAATCGTCGGCGATTGAATTGTCTGACTTGCCGCAATATGCCGACCGTGAATCGTACCGTCTGCAATCAAATCGCCATTCAGACCAAGCGTTGATCGTCCGTTTTTCACTTCAACAACCATCGCAGGCACGATCTGATTGCTGTTCGGATCAACAAACATAACCTTATCGGCCATCATCATGATATGACCTTCGGCGGTCTTGCTGTCCGCACCTACCGCAATGCCGGAAATCGCCCGCCGACCATTGCCGAATGCCTGAGTCTGTAACGAATACAGGCTCTTCATATTGCCTTCCAAGTCACTGACGACCTTTTTAACTTCGGTTACGACAGCAGTGTCAATTTTCAACGTCTTGACTTCCTGCTTGACCTGCTCGGAAATTGCCCGACGGTCTGCCTCACCCAAACCTTTAGGCTGATTGACCAAAGCAAACAAATCACGCGACAGTTCGTCTTGAGTGATGCGACCCCGCATTTGCGCCAAAATCGGAGCAGGGTCAGGGTCCGACCTACCAGCAACAGCCGCGGAAAACTCCCCCGTATTACCGGCATTATCGACAATACGCACCCAAAAATAAAAAGCGTCCGTTACCGAAACACCTGCAAGCGTGTAGGTCGTTTGCGGATACGCAACCGTCGCCAATTTTGTTGCGACTTCAAAATTATTTTCCCGCGCATACCAAATTTCAGACGACACATTCTTCATGACCGTATCGGGCAAATACCAATCAAGCTGTACCGCGTTCATCTTAGCCGTTGCCCGAACACCGCTTACCGTGTAATCGACGCTCCAGCCTTTCTCAATCGGCGCAGACAACACCCCGCGCGCATTCCGCCCGCGAATTTCCGCGCGATACTGACCGTTTGGCAGGTTTTCGAGCGAAATATCAGCCGTCTGAGCATCAGGAATATGCCGATACAGCTTATTATTGCGATAAATCTTAATATCATAAGATAAAACACCGCCGTCAGCAGTTAAGTTATCCCACGAAATTAACAACTTATCTCCGTCCGACTTCACATCAGGCAAAGACAGTTTCGGGACGGCTCCGTGAAGCGTCGTAACATCTGTATCAAACCGCGCGCGGTTATCGACAGCCTTGTATTTTTTTGGATCGTGCAAAATGCCCGAAACCTCGAAAGTACCGTCGTCGGCGTTTTCTTTCGTCCCGATAACCCGATACAGGCGCGGCTTGACGCGCCCCATCAATATCCAAACACCGCCAGCCGCCGCATCGACAACCTCAGAAAGCTCCAAGCGGTTTTTCTCAGGCTGCGCCATCACTTTCAGCGACTTGATACCCGCCGCCGTCTCGACAGACAACTGCTTACCGACCGCATCTTCGACATCGCGGTCAAGCGTTACCGACAAGCCCGAAACATCAACCAAACGACCCGATACTTCCGCGCCCGCATAATCGTTGTCCATGATTTGAACAACGTCATACGGCAAATGGCGCAAACCCTCACGTCCGACGGTGAACTTGATTGCCGACTGTTGCCGCAATTCCGTTTCCAGCATCCACGCGCCGTATCGCGCCGCCTGACCGCGAGAATCGCAGCCAAACGCCGTGATTTGCTTGATGTTCAAGCCGTAGCGTTTGATTGCCTGTTGGTCCTCGACGTATTCTGTTTTTGTGCGGTATCCGTCGTATTTGTCCACATACTGCACGATGACTGCAGTCGTAATCGACTTGTACGGAACGCCTGAATACGCAAACAGCCCGTCTTTGACATTGCTGTTGTTGTACATGGCAACCGGATCGGAATCCGCGTCCATCACCAAAGAAAAACGGCTGCCATCCCAAACAGGAAGCCCGCGGAATACGCTCGCCAAATCCAGCAGGAACTCCCCCGCCTGACGGCGATTGGTAATGTAGGCATTACAAACAAAACGCGGCTCTTTACCGCCAAAACCGTCATCGACCAACTCATCGCAGTATTTGCCGACTTGGTACAACGTCCATTTATCAATATCAGCCGTTTTCAGACGGCGTGCCAAAGTCGAGTAGCGCGGCTGCGTCAACACATCATAAAAAACCCAAGCCGGGTTGTTCGTCCAAGCCTTTTTAAACGAGCCGTCCCAAACCGTACCCGAATACGTCCGTTTATCAGGGTTATAGTTTGACGGCACATTAACCAACATTCCGTCAATCAGATAATTTCGGCGCGGGTTATTGCTGCCGAACTGATCCGAATCCATCGCCAACGCCGCCAACGCCGTATGCGGATAGCTCAATTTCGCATCGATAATCTCGACATAGCTGGCGAAATACGTTTTATTGACAACTTTGTCGGTATTGCTGTCAGGTGAGGCGCGGGATACACGGACATTGAACGGGGCAGGCGGCAAATTTTCAAACAACACATCCTGATAATATATGCCGCTTGATTTTTCAGTAAATTCAACCGTCTTAGACGCATGAACACCCTTATTGTCAATAACTTCGACAACCATAGCCGTTTGCGCCGGATTCGTGTCGCCGTTGTCCTCGACGCGGTAATTGCGCTCGACGCCGACTGTTACCCGAAGGCGGCTGATCAACTCGTCAGACACCGACCGCACCACCTGCGCGCGGTTTTTGACCTCGACCGACACAGGCACGGCACGCTCCGAAGCATCAAAGCCCGGAATATAAGTTTGGTCAGGCGTACCGCGCTGAAAGAAGCCGACCACACCCTTAAAATTAAAAGACCCGTCAGGATTCTGGACGGGCGTATCATCAAAATAGACAGACTTCCACGGCTTATCGTTGCCATTGGCGAAACCCCTGATTTCGCCCTCACAAATCGCATCAATAATCCGCAAAGACTGCGCCGAATTCAACGTATTCGGAGCTTCATACGGCGTTGACGCGCCGCCACCTGATTTACCGCCCATTCCAAAATCCTCAATCTACCGTATAAACCGCCTCGTAATTCATCGCGCGGACGGAGTCGTTTGCAAAATCCGTATTGTATTTCTGACCGTTCGGCGCAGTTGCCGCAACGCCGGTCACAAAAGTTTTCTTCATGCCCAAAGTCAAATCCACCGCCATCGGGTCGGAATTGCCATTAGGATTTTTAATTTTTGCCGCATCAAAAACCATACGGACGACGCTGTTGCCGTTTGCAGCCGTACCGTTCCCCTCAAGACGTCGAGATTCGATACCCTGCGACACCACACGGCTGCCGCAATAAATACGGCCATACGCAAGCGGCATCGACTGCCCTTGCGCCGCCGTATTGCTCAGATTGGAAAACGAACTGTTCCGGCTGCTTTCAACGCCTTTTCCCTGTTCAAATTTCGGCGGTTTCGTCAGCATTTGCGCCACACCGCCCGCAACCATACCGACACCCGCAACAACAAGGCTCGCACCGCCCGACCAACTCGTCAGCGCACCGACCACAATCAGCGCCGCACCTAAAACCGTCTGAATGATTCCGCCGTTTTTTCCCGCGCCTTGAACGCGCGGCACAATATGCAGTACCCCCTCGGCAGGCTGACCGAAGCCGCTTTTCAATTCGCCCTCAGACCAATCGTGCCGACCGAAACGCACCTGATAAAACCCCTGCCGAAGCTTTTGCCGCAACGCAGGAATCTGCACCGTCAGCGCGTGAACCGCCTCGGCAGGGCTGGCAACCTGCAAATCAAAACGGCGGCCGCACTCGCGCAAACCGCCGTACAAACAAACCGTAATCATAAATCCACCGAATGCAGCAAATCATTTTCGACCGCCTGCAACATATCAGGCTCAAAGAGCGGATACCGCCAAACGCTATGCACACGCTCCGCCCACCATTGATTAAACGGCTCGCGCCGGCTCAACTGGTTATAAGCATGATGCAGGATTTGCCCATCGCCCAAATACAAAGCCGCATGGTTCGCATGACCGCCATAACTGGTCAAAACCACATCCCCGCCGCGCAGGTCGTCTGAAACACGGACAAAACCGCAACGTTCCAAATGCTTTTCCCAAAAGTCCCGCGCCGCGTCATCGTCCATATCTCCGCGGGCGTGGTCGGGCAAATCCAAACCCATCAACATAAACGCATCACGAATCAACGTGCCGCAATCCGCCTTACCGTATTCAAAAACCCGACCGCGCAAATGAGGGCAACAGCGAAACTGTTTCAGACGGCCTCCAACCGCCAAAATCCACGGCAAACCCGTCTGAATCTGCATTTGACGGTCAGCACCCGACAAGAACGGTTCACCGTTTGGATGGGAGTGGACAACGGCGACTATATTTCCATACTCCTCAGCACGCACCCAATCTTCCAACCCTATCTCAAACGTTTCTTCACAACCTTTCATACGGGAGATATTCGACAATCTCACAAAACGCCGACCAAAATCAGGCATATCAATAATCACACCACAGATTTCAAATGGCGCGTTTTCATTTACCCAACTTAAAACAGCCTCCGTAATTCTTTCCGGAATATCAATCATGACCCACCCACCTTATCCGCACTCGGAAACCCGCCAAAAGGCAACACAGCCGTCGCACCAAATCGCGCCCGACAGCCCGTCAACGTCCCGCTGCAAGCATCCTTTTTAATATCATCCGTCGGCATATCCAAACGGTCGGCAACCGCCCGACCCGCATAACCGCAGCCCTCGCCGCGATACTGCCAAATGCAGGTATTCGCCATCATGATCCGCGACGGGATAACCGAGCCGTCCGACTCAGACGGCGCAGCAAGCTCAAAGACCGCCCGTTCCGCCGTCAGGCTCGTCATCTGCTCAATGACGTACTTCCCGATAATTTCCTGATTCGGGTCGGCGGTCGGATTGCCGTCTTTAAAGTTCGCCGCATCCAAAAACTTCGCATACGTCAGACGGCGGACGACATCCACCCCGACCAATTGGTTATACTGGTCAGCCGCCCCGGTCACAAACCCGAGCAGGTTTGAAACCGTCAGCGTCGGACGGTTGCCCGCCCCCTGCGAAGTCGTTTCAAAACCTTCCGCAGAAATAGGGTAGGGCGTATATTCCTGCCCCTTCCAGACAACCGCCTGATTCAGTTCGTTGACCTGATTGCAGAAACGGAAGACCTCCCCGCCCAAAGCACGGAAATCCACTTCCCACATCTCAACCAACACATCCTGCTGCGCCGCCGACAACGCCTTGAGCATCGTTCCCGACAACGCCTTCATCCGCGCATTCATGCCATCACCTCCTCAAATTCCGCCGAAAGCTCATACACCTTTCCGCCTTTCGGCGTTTCCGTGTATTCCGACACCTTGACCAACAGCCGCTCCCGACCAATCGGCGTCCAGAAAAACGGCTCAACCCCGCCGCAGGAATCAAAAAAGCCCTTGATTTCCTCAATCAAAGGCTTCATTCCCACAATACGGATTTGCCAAGTCTGCATTTTCGGCTTCAGCGTCAATTTCTGACGCTGCTCATACCCATTGCCAAACTTGACCGTCCGCACATTAAACGAGTGTTTCGCCGTACTTTCCGACGTAACCTGCCATTTAAAAACCTTAGCCATAAAACCTCTTAGACCGAATCAACGGCCGCCGTGATAACGACCGCCGACCCGAGCCACATTATTGACATACCAATTTTCAATCATCGCAGGCAGAGCCGCGCCCAATTGCTTCGCCATCTCAACATCGCCGTCAACCGACGAATCAGACGACCCGTCACGGTTAATCGTAATGTTTACCGTCATGCCGCCCGTACTGCCGCCCAAAGCAGCGACCTGCGGCGCAACGCCGACCACACCGCCCGAAGCATAGCGGTTTTTGTTGATGGCCTCCAACAAAGCACGATGCCGTCGCGTGGACGCCGCATTGATGACAAACTCGCCATTAGACAACATAGCAGGGATACTGTCGCTCGTCGCCGTACCCGCGCCCCACACCGCGCCGCCGTTTGAAAACTGCTGCACCATGCCGCCGTCTTTGAAGCCGCCACCGCCCCAAGCACTCATCGCCGCCTTCATCGCGTTAAACAACGCCATCTTAATCAGCATCTTAGACAAGTCTTGCAGGATAGACACAGCCAACCCGCGAAAATCAGCCTTACCCGTTGCCACAAAATCCGCCAACGAATCCGACATCTTACCGAGCGACCCCGTCACAGCATCAGACATATTCTCGCGCATCGACTTGAACGAATCCGAATAATTCCGCATGCCGTCCGAAATGCCCGCCAGCCAATCGTTACCGAAAGCCTCTTTGGTTTCCTTCGCCAAGCGTAATTGCTCTTGCAGACGACCGTCATTATCCAGCTTCGCCGTTTGCAGCCCGCCGATAACATCCGCGCCCGCACCCGCCGCCTTCGCTTCCGCGATAAGCTTGTCATATTTGCGCGCCGCCGTCAGCCGCTCCACTTCCTCGTGCGTCTTGCCCAACAACGACAACTCAAACAACTGGTCGTCGAAATCACGCTGACTTGCCGTCTCGAGTTCGCGCAGCGCATCCGCGTATTTCTTCGCCTCTTTCGTCAACTCAGCCTGATTGTCAGCCTTGACCGCCAAATCCATAGCCGCCTGACGCTCCGACGCCGACCATTTTTCAAAGGTCGGGTCAGACAGCAACCGAAGCTGCTCCGCATAAATCTTATTCACATTGGCAGCGGACAAAGAAAGTTCCGCGTTTACCGCAAGTTGCCGTTTGTTGAAATCCTGCTGCCACTTTTGGTAATCGGTAAGCTCAGGCTTACTTTTAGAAGCGGAAGGGCGGTAAAACTCACGACGCGGGTCATCAACAATTTCGCCACGACCGCCATTCAACCAATTTTGCCGCGCCAACACCTCCGGCGCATACTTCCTGCCAATAGGACCGATACGCCCCTTATTTACATTACCTTCGCCGCTATGATAAGCAGTCAACGCTTTGACAATATTGTTGTCATACCGTTTCAGCAAATCGCGCAAATAGCGAGCCGCACCATCGGCAGAAGAAGCAATACTTCGAACATCAACACCGTACTGCTTCGCCGTACCGGGCATAAACTGCATCGTACCGCGCGCACCGACCGGCGAAATCGCATTCACATTGCCGCGCGACTCCTGCATAGACAAAGCAGCCAGCAGGTTCTTAGGCAAACCGTAGCGTTTTTCAAGTCCTGCATAATCATATTTCGCCGCCTGCTCCAAAACAGCACGGTTTACGGTATATTTTTCCTTGTTCTTCTTGGCTTCTCGCTGAGACCGCTTCGCAGCGCGCGCCGCCTCAGCCGCCAATTCCTCTTTGTGCTGCTGACGCAACCGAGCAAGCACCTCTTCAGCATCAGCAATCTGTTGATTGCTGCCATGCTTTTTAAGCAGATTTAGCTTTTCCTGCCATTGCCGCTCTTCGCGCGCAAATTTTTCAGCCTTACTCTGAGTCTGCTCCTTCAAGCGGTCGAAATCAGCGACATACCTGACCGAATCAGCCTGCTCTTTTCGGATAGCTTCGCGTTGCTTTACCGCCTCATCGCGCATTTTGATCTGCTTTTCCAACAAATCAATTTCGCGCTTCGCCGCGTCAACCTGCGGCTGCGTGTACGGATTTTCAGGAATTTGCAGCAAGAATTTACGCTTTTCAGCCAAACGGCTTTCCAGCGTAGCTTCTCGCCCGATGGACTTCATGTCCTCCCAAGCTTCCGAAGCCGCCTTCTTAACCGCATTCCAGCCTTTCTCAATCGCGCTCAGATTTTCCAGCACGCGCTCAGACATCTGCTGAGATTCGTCCGCGAACTTACCCTGCACCAAAGCCACAGCTTCCTGCTGTCTGCCCTGTTCAATCAATGCCCGCGCCTGCTCATAGACATCCGCATTTAGCGTCTGATAAACGCGCGAAAACTTAACGACCGCCTTCAACGGGTCGTCCGCGATTTCCTCATAAACGCGCGCCAAATCCTCCACGCTCTTGCCCGTCGCCTTAGACTGCAAGACCACAGACTCAGCAAACCGCCCATAATTTTCAGCCGCTACCGAGCCGCTCTCCTCAAAATCCAACATCGCCGCG